TTAATTTCGGGGGACGCTCCGTGGTTCATCAAACCGTGGTCTCACGGCTCATCTAATCAAATAAGAGGGGCATTCATCCAATTGGTGAACAATTAAACTATCTTAAAACAACCCCGTGTACGGGGAAAAAAGAGATAGTTTAATCTTTCGTTCATGTCCGAACCGATGAGAGTATTTTTGATACTCCCCTCGGCCTTACCGCGTCAACACTTCTTTGAAGGTTGGGTTGCGATAAGTCACGGGGGCGCCGACGAGATAGCCGAAGTTGAAGTCCTCGCCAATATGGCGGAATACTTCAAGTTCGGCTTTGTTGTCGACTATGAGTGCAGTTCCGTGGTTGTAAGGCACGAATGACTGCCTGGCATCTGAATCTGGATCATAGGTTTTCATCTGACCGAGCTGTGTCGGAAGAAATGGCCACCTTTGGTAGAAGGGGATGTCAAATTCCACTGCCTTCTCCATGTCAAGAAACGCGTTCTGACGAGGCGCTCCATAAATAGACTTGAAGAGGGAAGTGGCGTAGGCGGAAAAGTAGTTGTCTGGGTTGTCAAGGATTGAGCTCCCAAGAAGGTCGAGTGTTACTCCGACAGTCTGGGGAACCGACTCACTTCTCGCTGGTTGAGCGAGCATGACTCTCATGCTTCCACTGTAACACCGATACATGGCTGCCCATTTATTAAAAACGGACGCAAAGTTGTCCACATTGCTTGAACCCGAGGATTCCAGATAAGGACGAACTTTCCATGCTTCAGCGTCAAGCGTAGGCACTGGTAGCAACGTTGGATAGGGTGCATACCTTTTGAGGCATTGGCGAAGCGATGAAATTGCTTCTCCAAGCGCGATCTGATTCGGGTTTAGTCCCTCCATACGAGATGCAGGGAATAGATCCGAGGACTGCGCTGGGCCTCTGTTCGTGAGAGCATGATCAGCCAGAAACCACTGATTTTCGTCTGTCATGTATCCGAATTGGAAATCACTGTCCGCAGAAATGGACACCATGAATTCAATGGAATCCGAAGCTGTTGTTGGATTCCTGAGGGCATTCAACACCTGGACAAAAAGATACCCAGTAGGGTTAGCCTCTTGAATTCCTCCTGTCTCCCAGATGAGAGACCAGGGGGCATTGTTCACGTAAGGGACTGTGAATTCAAATTCGGTTGTGTCGCGGAAATCAATAATACGCGAGTAGCATTTGTCTACATCAACGTCTGTAGCGATGGGAATATACAAACCAGGAACATAAAAGATCCTGATTCTTCCGGAGTGGAAAACCGTTTTCACGATTTCCACATGGAATTTAAGTCCACCTCTCCAGAACTTGAAGCTCTCCGAAAGGAAAGAAAGACGCGTGTTCTCTCGGTAGATTGACCCGCCAGCTCCAGTTCGAGTTCGACAGGTCTGAGGGCGAACTGGCCACGCCCACAGCTGTGTATCAACATTCTGGTCTTTCGACATTGTGAAACTGTCCAAGAATATTGGGTCTTTGACGATGGTGGCAATTGCCATTTCATCATCGGAGGTTCCGTACACGCCTTGCGGGATGGCTACTGCGTTAGCAGCAGCCAACCCGAGAGGCTTAGTCTTGGCATCACCATCATAGTTAGCCATGTTCTTGATATACTGTGGTGTCACAGTCGTGTCGAAAGCTTCATCAGCCGGTTTCGAAAAACCGAACAATGAAGCGACACCGGACGCCGCGTCAGCAGCCCAAGAAACGGGTTTGGCAATGTCTCCAATTACTGGAACATCGCCGAAAGGTTTGGCAATACTCGCTACATTAGAGAGTGTGCCAGAAAGAGTTCCATCAGACGATTCCTTTTCAGTCTTCATCACACTCTCAACCGCGCTCTGCGCTCTGCCCCGTGCTTTCCCTGGATTTGGGAAATCAAAAGGCGGAAGACCAGTCGGCATTTGGATATCGATGTTTTCCGCGTGTACCCAAACAGTACCATCTGCATCAGATGTACCTGTTAGAGCTGAATACACGCACACATCGAAATCCCCAAGCAGACCGATAGCATCGTTAAGCTGGAAGTGTGAGAAAGGCATCATAAAAGGGACACGATGATTAATTGCGGTGGAACGTTGCAAGTTCATCTTCGTGTTTCGATATCCGGTTCGTCCAGAAAGAGTCTGGATGTTCGAGGGGGTGAACTCCTGCTGAGTCTTGAAAGGCTCAAAGTATGCCATAAGCATACCCGCGTTGAAAGGCTGTGCGTTGATCTGTATTTTGAATACAAAATCGCAGCGTAGATACCTAAAACCGCGCAGTTTCTCGAGAATCATAGGGATCCCGCACCAATTATTCGGCAAATTCACGGCAGAAGCGAGTAGAGACTCAAGCTTCTGCTGTGACGTTGTCCAATCAAAGGTCTTGATCACCACTGGACGTTCAAGAAAACCCTTGACATCGTTAAGAAGTCCATCGGAACCAACTTTCAAGTAATCGAGAATGGGATCGGCATTCGGAATTTCAGGTTCCTCAACCATTCCATCTTCTTGAAACTCTACAAGTTGGATCCGCTGAATCTCAGAACTAGTGTCATGAGCGAGTGCACCAACCATACCTTCTTGTGAATTCGTTGTTGTTGTATCTTTAGTTGTAGCAAGTGGGATACTTGGCTCGAGGGGCCACTCAACCTTCCACGAGTTGCACGCCGGGTCAGTAGTCTTGACTTTCCGCCAGGAATAAGGTGTGCTCACACTGACCAATAGGGCTAAAAGAACCCTCACACCGACTAGGCCCGCAAAGGCTTCGCCACGGGAATAGGATTTGCTGCGATCTGACGACGGCGATTGCCAGAAGGCCCACGTTACCCGATTACGCTTTAAAAAAGATCCCGCTCTTACCCGCGTCCGGTAAGAACGAGGAGAAGCTAGTCACTCAACGTACCTGTTATATTCAATGAATTGATAATCATTGAATGTCAGGAACGTGCATGGTACCTTCTCAGCTACTATCTTTCTAGCTCGCTCAAATGCAGGGAGCTCAGAATCATAAACTTGCTTATCGTGTTGAGCCAACTCATGAACTGCTTCACAAAGAGTAGTTGACGTCAACTGCCACAAGTCAGTCTTCGATCTCACCCACATCGGCATCTCGCGAATAGTATCAAGTGATAGTGGTGCTCGATACCTCGCCTGCGTCTGATCCCATCTGAATGCGCGCTTCAAGAAAGCAATATCCTTCAGTTCTCGTGATTTAACAATTACGCCAGTTTTGGCTTCGTCAGTATACGTCATGCCAATTGTAGCATACGCTTCTGTGATTGTTTCTTGATTGAACCAAGGGAGAATACTTTCATGAATGTTCCACACATCATCATCACCATAGTTGTTATGTCTAACGTACTGGTCGTAATAGTCCAGAGTTGAAAGCTCTGGAGCATGTTTCCGTGCGCAAACGACATAAACATATCGTGCTGAAATTGAGTGGTACACGCTATTCAATATAGCCGTGATCGGGCATCCAGACGGATTCGAGTGTGTCCACATGTACACAGAGCTCCCGGAGACGTGAATTGAATTCACGATCTCGCTCCAAAGAGCACGGCGCACAAGACGATCTTCTTCTGTTCCATCATAGAAGTCCTCGATGACTTTGAGGACATCCCACAACATCTGTGAGTTCAGCGTTCCATCAAAGTTCGAGAAGTCACCGGCAATCACGTGTTTACCAAGAGTTTTAAGGCGTTCAGCAAGAACTGACCACTCCTGGGAATACACGTTTAGACCGACACACGACTCGACCTCTATCCTTCTTCTCATCATATGAGCAGTAAATCCAAGGAAATACCGTCGAAAAAGAAGATTGTACACAAAACATCCAACAGAGAAAAGACGAGTCTTTCCACTGTTGACTTTATCAATCGGTCGACGTTCATCTTTAAGGGTATCAACCCAGATTGGGGACGGTCGCTCACCACGTTTGCACGCAGCAAGATATTCATTGTGTTTGGTTACCACCTCTGGATGGTCCACAATGTAAGAATCAGATCCAAGATATTGGGTCTTACCCTTACCTTGCTTATTCCATCCGTAACCGGGAGATGTCCTTCGGTTCAGAGCCGGTCGAAACTCATCACCTTCAACCCCAGTAATAGACTCGGCCAAACTGAGAACCCTGCGGTCGTCAGGAGAAACGTTCTTATTAATAAGTTGTTTCACATGGTGAACGCAGGATTCCAGTATGCCCTCGTCAGCAACTGGAACCGCGATATCAGCTTTCTTTCTTGCAAGGACCATCGGATCAATGACTTCACCTTCGACAACACACTTCGTGAGGAATGCTGGTTTCGTGATGGGTGTACAAATCACACCAGACACCGGAGATGGAGATATAGCAGACACTTTTGGTAGAAAACACGATATCTGACTAGTTCCAAGATTCTGGAACTGTCCAGGTATCGCCTCTTCCACCTTAAAGTAGGCTCTATCACCATCGATCACCACTTCAACCTTCCCTGAGTCATTAAGACCCTTTGGAATTGGAGCCATCTTCGAATCGAGCTCAACGGTTTTCAGTCCATCAAGGAGTACGTTGATGTAGGTCTGTGAGATTGGTTGTCCTACGCCTTGATATTGGGGCGTATGCCATCCTGCCGCATGGATACCGAGAATCTTACGATTCAAAGCTTTGTCAAAAGCTATCAGGAGTGAACCACACTCACCATGTTGAGTCTGAATACCATAGGCATAAAACTTCCTGATATGACCGATAGTCTGGTCATGCTCACCTGAGAGTTCGAAAACTGTGTCTTTTGCAACAAAGTCTCTAGTCCAGTTGTGGTTCAATTCATTCCCGATCGGATCATATCCAATCATACACATCTGAGTAACGGACTCAAATCTACAAAAGTCTTCAGCTGTCACAAACTTTCCTGTCACATCAACATGTTGATGGACATAACGGGGCAGTTCAATCAACATCACATCCCTTTGCCCGTATTTCGGATCAGAGTCAGGAACAAAGTACTTCTTCTGAACATCGAGATCAAACTCGAAGCCGTTCGGAAATAGATTGTTCCTGATCCTGAGCCGCTTCCCGGGAAAAACGCTGAGATGTCGATTAGTCAACATAATCCTTCCTTTCAACACAATTCCGTTAAGCAGATGTTTCCATTCACCTTCACCTGTGAGCATCTCGATCTTGTAAAGGTTACGGTGGGCGACCTTCACAATTTCAGCAGCATTCTGGTCCAAGACCATTTGGGGTGAGCCAGTGTGGGGTGTCATGTCCTCAATCTTTCCAGTCTGTCGTGATTTCTCATTGTGGGAGTAAGTTTCGACGTTTCCGACTTCTCGCGATTTTGGATTCAATCCGTACGCTTCCATCAAACCTTCTTCGACTTTACCTGTCGCTCGAGATGTTTCTTTACCAGTCGCATACCTTTCATTCTTACCTCGATTCTTGTTGCGCGCCTTTCCCCAAAGCAAAGCATGAAATTTCTTTGAAATCCATACGATCGGAGCCATAAAGAGCTCCAGACCTTTAAGAGCGGTCATCGTAAGGATGGGTGTTAGCACAGCTCCAAGAATCGACATGAGAATACATCGCCACAGAGAAAACTTCTTCTCTCTCGTCTGCATGTTCCAAAGATCTTGAGCAAATTCCTTCCAGGTTTGGGGAACTTCTTCAGGAGCTTCACACTTGATATTTCTCACAAACGAAAGCTTAGCAAGCTTAGCATATGAGATCATGAGATCAGCATCCCTCTCTTCGTCGTCTTCGTAACCGTGTTCATGATTTTCACAATAGAAATGGGGCAGACTTATACCTCGATATTTCCTAAAAAGATAATGGAAATCAGGATGATTAATATCTTTATTAGTCTTCATCAAGGCATACTTCATAGCTCTGAGGAAAAGGGGAACAGATGACTTCTTCATTACGACACAATCAGGTATTTCTGGTGTGTCTTCAGGTGTGGTCAAGTGTTTAGCTTCAAAAGCTCTCAACAAATCATTTGTTCCTTTCTTCTCCAGAGCCGCATACGGCACAGTGTTACTTTCATAACCAAGTGCACGACGCCAATTCAAGTGAACTTCAGAACCCGGAAAACATGGAACATCTTCCCAAAAATTTGGGTGAGAACGATCCATAACGTCGGCGACCGGTTCAACAAACCATTTTGCAAAATCGGGGAGACTAATTTCGGGCCATTTGAATGAAGAGAAAACGGAGGGGAGGGGATAAACGTAATCAAGCCAACTTTGAGCAGGTCCAGTCGGGAGGGGCTCATAACCGTTTGAGCATCGAGCAATGACTTCCTTCATGTAATCATCAACACCTTTCTTAAAGTTATCAAAACGTGCAAGATTTGCAGTACTCGCTTTACAAAGCATATTTGCCATCTCAGCGAAAGATAGTAGTTCGCCAACAGGTTCCTCAATGGCAGCGTTCTTCAACAGTTGGAATTGTACGAAGTCCGTTACCTTGTGAGTACCAGCCTGAATCTTCTCCGCAGTTTTGATCCTATTAAGAGTCTTCACCTTTCTTCCTTCTTGAATATCTTCAACCTCAAAGTCAGGGTGAGGGACGACTCGGAAACGGTAGTTCACACGGGTCCAAACAGCTTCCTCATTTGTAAGTGATTCAAATTTGTAATGAAATCGATTTGTAGTCCAAAGCACAATAGGTGCGTTGAAGTACGTCGAACCTTTCTCCGACAAATGTGCCATCGAAAGCTGCCAATAGGCAGTATTACCCATTCGAATCACCTCATATGGTTCAGCAGATGGATTGGTTGAGGTGTCTTTCTTCGAAAAAATATCATCACACACGACTATCTTGGTTCCATTGGTAAAACCATCCCAGCGCTCATCTTTAGAAGGGAATTTATAGAAAACCTTCTGATGAAAGTCATTAGGGTCGGTACAACCAAGGGAAACAAGAAGCTCGGCGAGAAGAGGATTAAGCATCGAAGACTTGCCGACTCCTGACACGCCCACGAATTGCACAATAAGGGGGGTGGGACGGGCGTGGGTGTGTCCTGCGCCGCAGCCAGCTGCTGCATCACGAAGCCTGTTAAGATACATCACACAATCTTGCACTCGAGATCTTTGAGTGACTGGAACTTTCAATTTGTCAAGAAGCTTCAAGATCTTATCTCCTCGAACAATCAACGAATTGATATTCTCGACAAGCTTGATATTGTTCTTAAACTCATTTTCAATTCCAGCAACCTTCAAGATTTGCACTTCATCACACCATGCATTGATGTCAACCCATGCGTCGACCTTAATCGATGGCAGACCAATCAGAGTTCGAAAATAATCAAACAGGTCACCACCAACTGAGGCACCATACTTGGCAATATCTTCCATGGAGCGAATGCACCCTGAGAGACGCGAAAACCGACTAATGAGATCGGTATAAGTCTTGTCACTAGGGATGCAACGCATAAACACAACTGACATCAAAATGGCAATAACACCACCAACTGGACCAATAAACTTGGCCCAGGCTGGGATCTCACCGCCTGAGATATCAAATTGAGTCTTTCCACGGAAATTACCAAGTATGACTTCTTCTCCGGTATACAAAGCTGATCCATTGTCTTCTGGGAAGAAGAGTTGAAGGATCGAAGTGTACGCCCATGAGACAACATCTTTAGCAACATTCAATACATTCAAGAATTGTGAAATATGACACATCACAGAAGTCCATTGTCCCCAGGAACTATAGATACCGACAAGCAATATCACTATAGCTCCTGAGACTGTTTTCCAATCGTGTTTCTTCAATTCAGGGATCACACCTTGCAATTGCTCTAGAACAGGCTTGATCGAAAAGATGTGATTTACATTCAAATCACCCAATTCGATCTTACCACCAAATAGAGACTGGGCAAAGCCCTTGAACTCTGGATTAGAGAAACTTCTGAGTTTATTCAAGAGATGGATGGGTAGCCGCACGATCTTTCGCGGCTTGCTCTTCTGACTACTTCGCTCTTTCCGACAACAAGTCTCGCAAAGGTGACACTCATGCACAATATCATGAGTATCATCATTCCGGCACCTGCGTCCATTCACGATGCTTTGACAACGTCTTCGTAGGACTCGACCGTGCACTTGATCGAAATCGTGCACGATTTTCAAACCTTCATAAAAGACACGATTCTCCGCAATCACCGGTTCGACAATATCGAGAAAGTCGAACCAGCGCGTGCGAAGAGCATGCCGCTTATTACGGTTTCGTTGAGTCCGAAGAAGAGACTTCTTAGTTCCGGGGCGGAAAAGTCTCATCGTTCCGTTCTTCAGTGTCCAATCACTGCGACGTTCGTGAAATTGATTACCATCGTAACGTTCACCTAGGAAATCTTCTTCTTTGTAATAAGGTACAAGTCTCCAGTTCCTAATAGCTCGTCGAAATGCAGTCCGTGTAAGACGCATGTTCAAATAACGAGTGGTATCATACAATTTTCCATCACGAGTCTTGTACAAATTAGAGGGATAATCAACAAATTGGGTTTCACCCAAATCCCATCTAACCAGTCTCTGAGTATTCGGGATGTTCGTCGAATCAGGGAAGGTTTCCAAGGGTTTGTAAAAGATGGGGTCGCATTCTTCTTCCTTTTCTACTTCTTCTTTCTCCTGCTCTTCAACTTCAGTCTTCTCAAGAGCCAAAACTTCTTCTTTGATGTCTTCTTCATCTTCTTCAAGAAGGTCATCAAAAGAGTTGGAAAGAATAACGACAGGTTGTTCTCGTCGAATTTTCCTCTTCGAAGCGGTCTTCTTTGGGACGACAAAGTCATCTTCTTGGCAACCGCCACGCAGTCCATTCATGATTCCGATAACTCGTCTAATTTCATTAGCACGCTCATCTTCAGCATCATGAAAATGCGTTTCTTTATGCTCACCACAAAGATAGATCAAGCAGATAGGACAAGCAGTAAAAACTTCTTGGCAGCAAAATCTACATGTGGATTGACAAGAAACAGCATCGACAACAAGAGTTTCTTTCTTCACGTTCTTACTCTTCCTCACTTTCTTCGGTCGGTTGGCAGCCTTCGTCTTCCGGTTTTGGGTTGGGGGCATCCAAAATTGATTATTCGGTCGGTCAACAGCCTTCATCTTTGGGGTTTGAATAGGGGGCATCCAAAGTTGTTTTTCCGGTCGGTCAGCAGCAATAGCTCTCTCAAGTTTGTCAATAACTTCGTCCAAGTGTTTAAGGACAGTCGTCTGGTCGAGAGCAACGATTTGGGTGTGTGAGGCGTTGTTGTTATTCTTATTTTGTGAATTCATAGTGATTTATTAAAGTTTCCCATTTTCAGTAGCCGGGCAAACATACATTTACAGCAAGACAAACATAAGTCATTACATAAACAAATCCAAAGAATTATTCAGGAGTAATTCGGTTCGCCACGCATCCGCAACAATCACGCCAAACAATTGTTGTAATTACGAGCCTCTGCTTCCAGACATCACATAGCGCACTGGGCTTTAAGGAGAGAAACTAATTTCGATCTCAGCCAGCATCCTGCATACGGGCGCTAAATGGTGCTTTGGCACAAGAGAACCTGGGTGTCTTTGAGTGTTTCCTCGAATCAGCGTTAAAAGAATAGAGCAGTCTGCAGGGTCTACCGCACTGTCTCGCTATCTAGTTGCATACAATAAGAGGAGGTGTAGTGTGTGGGGGGACGATCGAGGGGAGAACATCAGCCTTCAGTAATCGGGGACAATATCAAAATTATTATCATTAGTGAGTTTAACGTTCGGGTCAATAGAACCACTGAAATTACACAGAACTCAGGCAGAGCCTAAATTGAGTTCGGGTGTTACCTAAACATATTCGGGTAGTAGTCAAGAATCCTGTATAAAGTTTCAGCGGAGCCAAGAATCAATCCGGGGGTTTAGGAATGGGATACAAAACACAAGATCAACCGCATCGCGTGAACCGCATCGCGTACATTAGTACCGGAAGCTCACCGGAAGCTAATCA